ACCTTCTCGTGAACGTGTATAGCTCTAACGTGCTGGCGATCGAGGGGAACGTCAACGCCCAAAAAATGACTCTGGGAACGATTTCGGTCACGTCCGCGTATGGACTCAACCACGTGACCGCCCAAGGGAGCGTCACTGGGAATACGATTTCTCTGACCAACGCGACCACAGGTCTTGAGGTGACCTCAAACATTACCGTGGGTGGGAACGTCACGGCGGAGACTTTGATCAGCACCGCAAACATCGAGGTTGGAGACCGACTCAAGTTTGCGTCTAACGTTTTCGTGGATGATCTTCGGGTCGCAGATCTCGCCGCGAACCTTGTCACGTATGACAAAACCACCGGGGAACTCATGGATTCCGGGGGTCTTTTCGCCAATAAGTTAGCGGTCGTTTCGGTCCAACCCCCTTCGGCCCTGAGGGCAAACACGACTACCATCGCGAAACATGGGACGTACACGGTAACGACCTCGAGTCTCGCCGCGAACTCCAATGCCTGGAACGCCTTTGACGGGGCGGCGGTCGAATGGAGCTCCCCGGAGACGTACAATGCGGGTGGTGGCACGTACGGAGGCACATCGAACCTTTTCGCGGGAAGCTATGTTCAAACGGGTGTGGCGAGTTCGGGTGAATGGCTCGCCATCGAGTTTCCGTACAAGACGACTCTGCGTCACATGAAACTGACCCCTCCCGCGACGGTCGAGTCGTACCCCGCGTCTGCAAACTTGTATGCGACGAACGATTCTTTGACTTGGACAGAACTGACGAATTGGTCGGATGTGAACCCTGTGACGTCTTCGAACGTCCAAACGATCGTCGTGAATGCTTCTGACGCATACAAAAAGTACGCACTCTCTGTCACGAAATCGAATGAACCGAATGAATCGACCTCCAACGTCGCCCTCGCCGAGTGGAAACTGTTCACGGAATCCTTCTCCATTGATGGGGGGAAGGTGGCGATGGCCCAACAAGCCACGACTGGTGGTGAAACTGTGATGGATCAGAGTGGGCCTCATGGACGTAAGACTTCTACTTTGAAGAAGTATCCTCAGTCGGATATCAACGTTGTTCTTGGAAATAGGTCGTCCACTGAACACTTCTCCTACCAACACGGTCCACCACCAGAGTCGTCATTTGAATATGATCCAATAAGTAATACGTACACACAAGCTGGATATACTTTTAGCGCTTCATCCCAATATGGAATACAAAACGGTGCGATAAAAGGTCACACTATCATGGAGGCGTTTGATGGCGATATAAATCTCCCTGGAGAAAATCGTATGGGTGGTTACTCGACATTAGGATACACTCTGCATTATGCATCTCAGGGTACATCTTTTAGTGATACAGAAGACAGTACTGGTGGTTATCCTTACACAGAGGCTACAAACAACGTAACAGACGCTGATGGTAACACATATTCGGGTGTAGAACTTAAAATGGGTTTACCGAAGAAGATAAAACTTGAAAGTGTTGATTTATACACGTGGTTAAGTAGTGGTCGTAAACCATGGAAAGGGCATGTGTTCGCCAGTAATACAGGGGTAAATGGAAGTTGGATTAAAATACAAGATTTCAACAACTTATTCAGACAAAACGGAGAAAACACCGGACTCGGAGATCAAGCTGGATTAGACTATGACCACAAAAATGTACCAGTAAATGGGACACAGTATTACAATTGGTACTCTATAGTGGTAACCCACATTAACGGGTATGAACAACTTTTGAATCTTTTCCAGATCGAGTTTAATGGTTACGAGCAGGATCAACCCGCCGGTGACATCTCAGTTGATATCACTTTCAATTCTGTGATGAACACTCCTCAAACTTTGGGAGCCAATGTATATGTTGATGGGGATTTGGGTGAAACTTTTACGAACCGTGTTGTGGGTCCGACCGTTTCCAACACGCACACGATCTATGTCAGCGCAGATAAATATTGGGAACTTTCGGGGAATGTTGAATCTAACGTGACGGTAGAATCAAACACTTTCCTTCACGGCGACCACCCTCATGCGATATCTATGTGGGTTAATTCGTCTAATTTAGAAGCAAATGTTTCCAACTCGTGTATCTTCTCCTACAATGTGGGAGTTAGTGGAAAAACCTTAGATTGTATCGTTAATCATGATACGACAAACTATCACCACTTTTACTATCCAGAGGATCGTGTAGAAGCATCGGATAGAGCAGCGTACGATAAATTGGGTGAATTTGGGGCGATTGGAATATCCGCTGATGGAAATTTCATGGTGATTGGTGCCCGAAATGAAGATGACGGAAATACAAATGCTGGTGCCGCATATGTTTATAAAAAGGTTGGGAACAAATGGCTTCAAGAACAAAAGTTACAAGCTGGTATAACGGCAACTCCAACGGACAATGCAGATAGGGGGAATGACGACAATTTCGGTAAATCCGTAGCCATATCCGGAGATGGTAAAACTATAGCCGTAGGAGCTATAAACGACGATCAAGATCTAACAAACCAAGGTGCTGTTTATGTGTTTACGAGAGACGATTCCAGGGAATATTGGAGTCAGCAGAGGAAGATAGGTCCCACCGGAACACTCGCGGACACGGGTGCTAGTCGTTACTTTGGATGGGATGTTAGCCTTTCTTATGATGGTTCTCGCCTCGCGGTAGGAGAACAATATGGTGATACAGGTGCCACCGACGCTGGTTCTGCATGGGTATTTGATAGAACTGGAACTTCGTGGAATACCGGTCAACGCCTTGATCGAAGTGATTCTTCGGGGGCGACAAGCACGTTTTATGGCGCATCTATAGCCATTTCTGGAAACGGGAATTACATCGTAGTTGGTTCACACTACATGACTTCAGAACAGGGTCGGGCGTATGTTTGGGTCAGGGATACCTCTAATAATACGTGGTCTGAACAACAGATTCTTTCTGCGGGTGATGCGACTAATAATACTCAATTTGGTATTGATGTAGATATTGACGATTCCGGTACATACATAATTGTGGGTGCGTGGCTCAGAGATGAAGTTGCTACAAATTCAGGTAACGCTTACATATTCTTTAGAAGTGGTTCGGGATCAAATCCATGGACCCAACAAGCTGAATTAGTTAACCCCGAACCAACCCAAGATGACTACTTTGCACAAAGAGTTGCTATATCAGGTGATGGTAAATATGTAGCTGTTGGAGTAGAGTTGGATGATGATGGAGTGAGAGGTACAAACCTGGCGCATGAAGGTACCACTAATACAGCTAATTCGGGATCTGTTTACACATACAGTAGATCTGGAACTACATGGACTACGGTTAATAAACTCAGGGCGGGGGATAACTACCTTGATGATAGATTTGGTGCTGGTGTTTCGTTATCTAGTGATGGCAAATACTTGGCGACTGTCGCTTACAATAATTACATAACCAGTGAAGACAACGGTGTTGGATGGGTTTATGTACTTTCTAACGAGAGATCGATACACAATAAACCAATGTTGGAACTTCAACCGAACACATGGCATAATATTACTTACAGTTACGAAGGTGGAGAAGGTGGTTCTAGAATAACCTATCTCGATGGTCGTAAGGTGAGTGATGATCGCATCCATGATAGTACGCGACGATTCCCACCATTTGAAATGACAAGTTGGGAACAGGGTGGATACAAGGTTACATGTTCTGGTCCGCAAACTGTGTCTAGTGGAGCTGCGTATCAAGCATTCCAACGTTCTTATTATTGGTACTCAGAACCAGGCACGAGCGACCCAGGTTCAAGTTATTTGGACCAAAACGCCAGGCCCATATCTAAGGGTGGTGATCCGTCCACAGTAGTGACAGATACCGCGGGTACTACACACGTGGGTTCATGGGTTCAATTAGAATGTCCATCTAAGATTTATGTAGATTGGCTTTGGGTCAAGGGTGGTGAGCCGGCGGCTGGTCATTATACCCACAACCCAGACAACTATGTCATTTTGGGAAGTAATGATAATGTAAACTTTGATTTACTCGCGACTAGAACGAATGCCAGTAACGGTACCAGTGGTATGACGCTAGGTATTAATGGTGATGGAGGTACATTAACAAACGCCGATAAATGTGTGGTAAACGCACAAAAGGCCTATAAATACATAAGGTTCCTCTGTACTAAGATTGGTGACGTGGATGGTCAAAGAGAACTTATAGTAGAAGAAATCAGGTATTTTGGTCACGTGGAGGGTGATGAGAGCGAATTCCCAGATCCCAATACGGTGCGTACATACCCACCACCGGGAAGGTTTAAGGATAGTTATCATTTCCGCAATAATACAAATGGCTATCACGAAGATTGTGATAGAGGTTACGTAGTATCTGCGAGTACTAAGTATGCTGCCGCCTCGAATGCAGATGCATGGAGAGCTTTCCAGGGATACCTAGACAATACGACTGGTGGTGGTTCTTGGGACACGGCTACCAATACTTATGTAGGACCCCACGATGGAACCTTAAATGGTAGGGCCTCAACTGGAACAACAACTTTTAATAGCCGTAACGGTGAATGGATAAATGTTAAATTTCCCTATAAAGTCAAATTGACCGGGTATCAACACTGGACGCGTATGGACAGGGATCATGAAGGACCTTATTCGGGATACTTATATGGTTCTAACGATGGTTTTAACACATTCCAAGAAATTCAACGTTTCTCTGCTATAACTTTACCGACAACAACACGCGGGGTCACTTACCGCCACGATGTAAGTGCGTCGTATACACCGGATGGTGGGTCGGCGGTGGCACTGATCCCTTATAATGAATACAGGCTTCAAGTTACACATACACAAGCGGGGACTTATCTAAATATTTCTAACCTCGAATTCTATGGTACAGCGGATGAGAGTATATCTGTACCCATCCAATTAGGTGGTGGTAACATCGATAAGATTGCGAACTTCAGAATCTACAATAAATCTTTGAATGAGGATGAAGTTATGGAGATTTGGGACTCCCAAAAAGACCAGTTTGAACGTTCAAAGACATCTATGACTTTACACAAGGGTAGATTGGGGATTGGCACCACCGAACCAATTGGCCGTCTCTCGGTGCTCGATGAAAACTATGGATTAGAAAAGTTCCCACCCAGACCCATGATTCGGGGAGGAACATATATGGATGGACATGGTGTTTTTGTTACTCGGGCAAGTACAGAGTTTGATAATTACAGCATGGCGTCATGGAGAGTACATGCGGGTATTACCAATGACGTGTACTCTAGGTGGAGATCGGCGTCTAGTACATACACAAACAACGGTCCGGGTGGATGTTTAGCAAACACCTCGGCAGCTATATTAACAGGTACTCGCGTGAGAGGTGAATACGTTATAACCGAGATGCCATATAAGATATGCTTAAAGCGATATGAACACGAAGGATTTACGTCACAATCTCCAAAAGAAGGGCAAATCTGGGGAAGTAATGATGGACTGTCATGGTCTCACATTCACACTTTTACAAACGGTGGAGTACCCATAGAAGATCACAGAGAAATGGGCAATCAACCAAAAATAACTAATTATGTCCACGGTAATACCAAATATTACTCTAGATACGCGTTCATAGTTACAATGATAAACGGACTTCCGGATAATGGTGATGACGCAGTGGCCATTTCGGATATTTCGTACTTTGGTATCCGTGAACGAGGTCAATCCACCCTAGATGATGGTAATTTAAGTATCACTAAGAAACTTGATGTTTCTACGATTGGACCAATCTCGGACAAGGTTAAAGAGCTTACACCTCACCGAGAGGATCTGATTTGTGAATATATCACTTCAACAAACCCTTTTAGGAATAATGTTCTTATAGATACATCTGGTAAAGGAAATGACGGGATTCTTCATTTAGGTAGTTATCAACCTGAATGGAAAGCTATCGATGCAGGAGGGAGTTCGAGTACATACGACTCAGGCCCCTCAGCGCGTATAGGCACGAATGACTCTAATGATGCTCTTAATGATTTTGGGTCGTTTGAAACCGTTTTACCACAACTCATAGGAAATCCTAAGATGACAGTTTCTTGGTGGATGCGTTTAGAATCTATGCCTACTGGCGCACAGTTATTCTTACCGTGGTTACTGGGTAGAAATGACCGTCTTTATGCGACTCCCAGGGAAAATACCAGAATGCACTGGTTTGGTATAAACAGTGCTGGCCAACCGAGAGTTGCCATAGGTGGTGGATCAAATTTGAATATGTACTACGAAAACGGAGATCTCATTCCTCATATATGGTATCATTGCTGTGTAGTTATCAATCCTACACCCGGAAACAGTGGTGTTGGCACAGGTGATGTTGCATTATACATAACTCGTGAACATGACGAAAATACATATGGTCACAATGTGGGGCGGGCAAAAGATGGCTCACGTTCAACTAAAGCAGCTGTGTTGCCATTATCAACGTCGTCTACGAGTGGAAGCAGTGGTATTATAGACTTGGGTCATTCATACACACAACCTAGAATGCATTGGGGTTGGCAAGAAAACTCAGATGTGTTTTTCCCAGGTTGGATCGCTCAGCCTAAAGTTTGGAATAGAGCTCTCACGAGACATGAAGTGCAGAGTGTATACGATTTGGGACGTCACGACCAAGGATTAAGTGTTGTTAACTTTTCGAAAACGGCGGTTGGTGTGGGTTTAGGTGACGGGGTAATTCCCAGAGGTCTTTTAGATGTGCGAGGTGACGCTTCTGTGCAGGGTCGTTTATACATGAAAGGTAAAGAAGCAGAGCTTATCATGGATGCGAGTACCGGCGGCAAATGGAAAATTATTTCGGATGCCGGAGGTACGGGTGCCCTTAGATTCTACCACTATCACTATAGATCACCTAAAAATAACTGGGATCAACAAGGTTACCTGATGTATAATACTAACGGTCAGATGAACAACTTCACAGGTCAACACAAAACGTTTATAGATGGTGTACCTTTCAGTGAAGCGGGTGACATGGAGGGTCTCATCGTTTCATCCAACAAAAATAAGTACATTAAAATGAGCGGTGGTATCGAAGCGGGTGCAAATGCCATTACCACAAATGAATCTTTGCCAGTCGTGTCTCTCTCGAATGTCGTGACGGATAAAAAGTGTTTCGGTGTTATTTCATTGGCCGAAGATCCAGAAACAAGGAAAGAGGCTGCGGGTAATTTTGTATCGGTATTCGAAAAAGAAAAGGGTGACACACGTGTATTCATCAACTCCGTCGGTGAAGGTGCCATTTGGGTCGTGAACACCAACGGGTCCCTCGAGTCGGGTGATTACATCACCACATCTAACGTGACTGGCTACGGTCAAAAGCAAGATGACGATGTGCTCCACAACTACACGGTCGCCAAGATCACCATGGATTGTGATTTCAATCCCTCGACTCAACCCGTCCAACAGATTCTTCGCTCCAATGTGACAGAAACGTATTATCTCGCAAACGTTCATCATATAAAACCAACTTCAAGCGAACTAATGACCACTATAGTTACTGCTGATGACGAATGGTCGGATGTTTCCATTTATCCATCGGATGTTACTTATGCTGAGTGGTCTAATCTTGAACCCAATAGACAAAATACATATAACCTGACCTACACACAAACAAGCAATCTGGTTTACGATACAAAATACACACTCACAACAACGACAAATGTTACGGAAACAGATAACTGGGACCGTGTAACAATTATTCCACCAAACGTGAACTACGCGAAATGGTCAAATCTTGAAGCTAATACACAAAACACATACACACTCACATTCACGCAAACAACTACAGATGAAAAGACTCCTGAGGAATGGTCGGCTCTCGAATCAAACGTCCAGTCACTCTACAATAAGGTCTATTACCAATCCGTGGAGGAAGAGGTGGCGGCGACATGGCCTGGGGCGGTCGCCCACACGCGGGTCACAGGCAGGATCGAAAACGAACTCGATGAACACGGTCAGATCCAATGGGAGGATCACCCTACAGAGACCGAGAAGGCATACAAGGTGAGATATCTCACAGCTGATGGTACCCAAACAGATGAGGCCAACGCGGTGCACATAGCGGCCTTCGTGGGGTGCACGTATCACTGTGGCTAACCACCCGAGTAACGCAGTTACTCGTCTCCAAGTGCTTCGCACTTGCTTCTTTACAAACTTTACAAACTGTATCAGAGTTTCTAAGGTTTGCCGTTCCAATCGACTCCGTCGATTGTCCCCTTTCCCCTCACCCGTTCCAATCGACGTCCCGTATCAAATAAAGTCCTTCGGACTTTTCCATTTAAAAAAACCTCCACCTATATTAAATGTCGATACAGGCACCTCAGGGTATTTTAAACATCCCGAACGCCACATTACGTGTCGGGCGTTTGGCGGTCGACGAGGTTGTCGGTGCGGATACCGCTCTGAACACGATCGCCAGGAACACCATCCTTCTGGTCGACGATGCGACGTACCATGAAAACAAGAACTGGGCCCTGAAACTTCCTAACGCGTGGGCCGGTGAGTTCGAGTGTAACACCGCCTCCGCAGGGAACTATTCCGAATTCAACTTTTATAACGAGGGTGCCTCCTCGAGCGCTCAGGGGTACAATTTGACCTTTAACGATACTGCCGTACAACTCAGGTACGACGGGACGCTTCTCACGTCCGGGACCCTCGCCTCGACTGTCACCGGTGCGGGAGTCAAAAAGGTTCGGCTCATGTTCGAGCGGACCATCTTGAGTGTCACGGTCGATGGAACCCTCATCTTTACCCACGACGATACGAGTGGACCCAGGCCTCGTGTCTACAGCACGACCGCCGGTGGGTTCCTCAACTTTTTCACGGACGGTGGGGCAATCAAGAACCTCAAGATTGTCAACGAAAAGTGGATGAGCGACGGGACGAGTAATATCGCGTACGTCGGGGGTGGGGAGGTGGCTATTGGACAAAGTTTGAACCTCCAACAAGTTTCGAATACCTCTATGATTAAGATGAACTCTAACGTGGTCACGGAGTTCCCCCGATCCAAGAAACTCATCAAGTATCCGAGGGTGGCTTTGACGAGTGCCGCACAAACGGTGTCGGGATATGAAGGTTATATCGTAACGAGAAGTAGTCAATTTGCGAGCCTCAGCGCATGGAAAGTGTTTGATAATGACAATCCCGTGGGTGGAAACTCGGGTGTTAGTGCGGGATGGGCTTCAGCAGGACCGGGTTTGGTGGATCCAAGATATATTCCAACTACCGGTGATGTTACAGAATACGCAGCAACTCACCCCGATGGCTTGATACAAGGTGAATGGATTCAAATTCAATTACCAGACGCTATTTACTTACATGATATAAAGATACATTCTAGGGCAGATACATCTTTCGCTGATGCTATGAACGGTTTCCCCAAAAATGTCTATCTATATGGAAAAAAAAGTAATGACTGGGTACTAGTTAAAATTTTTACAACTGTATCAAAAACAGACGGAGATTCGCATACTGAGTATATTGATTATACAAAAGAGGCATTTACACATTTTGTTTTAGTAGTAAACAGTATTCATGTTTCTAGCCAAGCACAAGGTGGGTATCCGGGTTGGACTACGATTGGACAAATAGAACTTTTCGGCGTCCCCGAATACGACCCCGAAGCTCACGGAACTGATGTGGTGGTCAAGTCATACCCCAACGTTCCCAACACGGATTGGTTAGAGGTCTACTATGATGCGAAGGACCTGGAAGATGGGTCTACCACAGTGAACGATCTCAAACCAGTGGGAACTGCTGTTAATGGGACGATGGTTGGAAATACAACAGTGTCTGATGGAGCTTTTGTTTTTGATGGGGCGGGGGATTATATATACAATTCACGAACTGGATATACCGCATCTAGTGTATACACGGCATCTGTATGGGTTAAATTTCTACCAGATGCTGGAACTTCTACAGATCCGTGTATATTTCAGTTTGGAAATGGATCAGATCATTCGAGTTTTGGTATGATATCGGATACGTCTGCAAATAGATTAAGAGCGTTCATTTTCGGAAATAACGCCGTCGACATAGATGAACGCGTAAATAATATATGGCACCATTTATCCGCCACTTACTATGTTTCAAATGGTCGCACAGATTTTTTCATTAACGGAATGCTAAAAAAAAGTGTAACATCTGGAACAGCCATGACAATACCATCTACACCATATTTATCAATAGGTGTACAAACAAATTCATCTAATGTCCCCATTTCTCCAACATATTTCACAGGTTCCATCGCAAATTTCCGTCTCTTCAACCGAGCCCTCACCTCCGATGAGATTTGGCAACTCTACGCGTACCAGAAGGAATATTTCGGGCACGGGGACTTGGGCATGACCCTCAAGGCGGGGCGCCTAGGGATCGGGACATCGGAGCCGAGGGCGATGTTGGATGTGAGGGGGATAATAAACGCCGAAACCTTTTATGGTCTTAATGATGCTACAGTCGCTTATAAATATTTTGGTACTGATACGACCGTTTTTACATTTACGGGTTTGAATTTGAAAGTGGGGGAGGCGTATAAAATAGTATTGCATTATCACAATACTGTAGCTAACCACCATGTACACATGTTCGTGAATGGTGATGAAACCGATAGCAATTATTGGCATGCGATACAACAGGTAACAAGTACGTTCGCCGCAGCTGGGTCTACCGGCAACACCGCAAAAATATTTTCTACAGGTAATACTTCGGATCATATATGGGTCTATGATCTCAGGCTCTCATGGGACGGACGCCCTATGATGATGGGACATGGTCATTTTTCTACACCTTCCAATCCCAGTGGCATGGACGTCGGTGCGAATCAATCATGGCGTCTAGGAACTTGGTTCCACAACGCTAAAACTAACGCTATTACCACCCTAAAATTTGACCCGACGTCAACTGGGGCATTCGGAGCGGGTTCATCTATCCGAATTTTAAAAATGATGTAATAATATATGAGGTTTGATATATTGCTCAAACGACTTCGCCCAACATCTAAATGGTGTATAAATGATGAAGATGTGAACAGCTACGATAAAATTCAATGGATGGATGATAATACATCCTTACCTACCCGCGAAGAGTTTGAAAATGAATGGGTGATATACGTAAGGGCACATGACTTGGAATTTATAAGGCAGAAGCGGAACACCCTCCTCGCTCAAACAGATTATGTCGCTACAATTGATTACCCCCACTCTACCCCCGAAAAGAAACAAGAGTGGCTCGATTATCGCCAAGCCCTCCGCGACCTTCCCGCGAACACAGAGGATCCCGCGAACCCTGTTTGGCCCGTCCCTCCCGAGTAACGCAGTTACTCGTCCCCTTCCCCTTTCCCCAACACACTTCTTACAAATTGAGTCCCAGTTTGTAACAAGTATCAAACAAAAGTCCTACGGACTTTTCCCAGTTTAAAAAAACCTCCCTCTATAATAACTATGGCTCAGCTCGGCAATGGTCTTAACGGGTATCTCGATGTCCAAGATGCGACCCTCCGTGCCCCCAGGCTCGAGGCTGTCTCCAACATCGGGATCGCGAACACCGCACCCCAGCACGCCTTCTCCGTCGGCTCCAACCTTTACGTCAGTACGGAATCTTCGAACGTTCTCACAGTTGACGGGAGCGTGGTGTGCGAAGGTGTAAAAGTGGGTCTCATCGAGATCGTTCCTTCCTATGACCTCGCGGCCGTTTCGAACGTCGGGAACGTCACCGCAAATACAATCATCTTCACGAATGAGACCCAAGGGTTTGTCGCGACGGGGAACGCCACCATCGGAAGCACCCTCACCATCTCCGGGTTCCGGATCACCGCCGCGGCCGCCGCCGAAGATGACCTCCAAGCTATCACGACCAGTACACAAGATAAACCAAACGCAGGTGACACCACAAACGCCATACGGGTTAGAAATGGTACGGAATCGACCAGTTTTAACACAGGCGCTCTCCAAGTTGGCACTGATTCCGGTGCGAACGGTGGTTTGGGTGTCGCGGGGAACGTTCACGTGAACCAAGGTGTCTATACGCAAGACCTTTCGGTGGAAAACGTCGTCTCGAATCTCGCGGTGAATACCGATGACCTTTTCGTGGATATCGTAAACTCGAGGGTGGGTATAGGGAAGACCGATCCGACGGCGACCCTCGATGTGGTGGGGAACGTCGCACTGGATACGAACACACTTTTTGTGGACAGTGTGAATAATAAGGTGGGAATCGGGAAGACCGATCCACAACAGAAATTGCATGTGGATGGTGCAATCACGGCAACACATATGTCTCTGGGAACATCCAATTACCCGACACTTGGTGGTAATTGGTTGACTATATTCAGTCCCACATATGACGGAAGTATAGGTGATAACCATCCAGACCCAGATGGCGGCATCCTCTTCGCGAATCAGTCCGGCCTTAAGACATTTCCTTGGGGCTATTACATGGGTGTCGTGAAAGATGTGGCAAGCACAAGTCCAACATCGTTACGTTTTGATATAGGTAAATCTAATGATTTGAACTCTGATGGTTCTGGAGGGGGGGCGGCAGATACACTCACACCCTATCTTACAATAGATAACGGCAACGTCGGTATCGGGTCGGACGCCCCTACTCAGAGGTTGGATGTTAATGGTAGCATCCGTTCCACTGGCATGATCGTCGGCGATGGCCAGATGTGGTCTATTAATCTTAATATGTACTCAGCACAATCAGGCCAAAGAAAGGTCGCAATTATACCTGGTGGTGCTTACACAATTTGGATTAGAGCGCTTAGAGTTGGGGATAATACCTACTCCGGAAAATTTATGGATGTCATTCTTAATAAAGGACAATTTGGCATATCTGATATATCTTCGTATAATATAAATTCTTACGCGAGAAATGATTCATCATATGGGCCCTGGCCCGAGATACAGCATTCATTTGAGACCAATGGTTTTCAAACGACCGGATTTTTAAAGTTACTTTTATATAACGCGAACCAGAACGCGGCTGGTGTAGCGTTCCATGTTACTGTCACGTTGGTGGGTTCCACACAGGGCGCACTGGTAAAAGATTTTTCAGATGATTTTTAATAAAATAATAAAGTCACTATTATATATGCTGTTTGCCATAGTCAACAAAGAAACTCTAGAGATTGATAAACTCACAAGAGATGAAAATGAAGCATATGATCAAGACATATTCGAAAAAATCCAGGTTGGAAATTACGACACAAAATCAGAAATAAAATTCATTCGAGATGAAAATGGTACGTTAATGAAATGTGAATATAATGCTTACGCTTTTGTGCGCAGAGATAACCTCCAACTAGAGGAAGTCGTGCACGAAACAGAATATAAAGGACATGATGATAGTGTATTTGCTCGCATAACACTTAAAGCATCTCAAATAGATGAATTAGGGTTATCAACTTTGGTTTTTAATCCAGATTTTACATTCTATTCGGATCCGAACAAACTCACGAACCACGAAGGGTTTAAGAATATACGAATAGAGCGCGATCGTCTCTTATCAGAGACAGACTGGATGGTTGGTAATGATACTCCATTGTCAGAAGAGCAACTCATAGCTATAAAAGAATATAGACAAAAACTCAGGGATATCACGAAAGGTGTGCATCCTCGCGAAGTCGTATTTCCTACAAAACCAATATAACCATTTTATAGACCAAACAAATGCTGTATACACAGCAGCACTCATAGAATGTTCTATCTTGTGTGGGTAAAAACTTCCTTCCCCCGTTCCAATCAACCACGTCGATTGCTATCTCCCAAACAAACTTTACAAACTGTCACAGAGTTTCTAAAGTCTGTTCCAATCGACGCAGTCGATTGTCCCTTTTCAAACAAAAGCCGTTGGCTTTTCTCGCCTTTAAAAAAACCTCCCTCTATAATAACAATGCCTATCGACGCATCTCCATCAGGCACGCTCGATGTTGAGAACGCCACCTTACGGTCGAGGAATATCGTGTCTCTCACGAACATGGTCGCAGGGAACGATGTGGTCCGGTCCTCCGCCGCCCCGACCCTCGAAGTGTACGGTGACCCCTCTCACGGTGGAAACGAACCCAGGTTGGAACTGGTCTCGAACACCTCGAACACCGTCTCCACCACATTCACCAGGCTCACCTCCAACGCGGGGGTCTTCACCATCCAATCGGGAACAGTCGGTACGGCCGATTCGAAGGGAGATATCGCCTTCTCCAGTATCGATGGCACGACGGAACATATGCGAATCCAGGGAAGTACAGGGAATGTGGGGATTGGGACGACGAATCCAGGTAACTCACTCCATATATATAAAAACGCGAATGAACGGACGAGTGGTCTTTTCATAGAGAAGGCCCAAGGTGGAACAAACGCGGCTGCTTTATTCTTCGGTGTGATGAACGATACGGGAGAGAACCCCGGAGTTGCGAAAGCCGCTATATTTTATGAACGCAATTTGGTGAACGGACGCGGTGATCTAAAGTTTTGTAATAACGCAGTTAGCGATGCGACCGCCGTCACACCAGCAGACGCTGATACGAGGATGACTATTAAGAATAACGGCAAAGTCGGTATATCAAATCCAAACCCTTATCATACACTGGATGTGTCAGGGAATTTTCGGGCGACAGAGTGGATTGGTCTAGGTGGGGGGGCAAATGCTAGACCGATACAGCTCACAAAAACCGCGACAATTATAAATAATTATCCATATGTAGATTTTTTTTTCACTAATCTAGCTGGTGGTTGGAATCCTTTTCTAATAGAAGTTCTAGGATATGCGATCAACGTCTCTGGGACGACGGTAGAGACACTTAGAAGATACACAGCTGCCTACGGAATCGAATACAACGATACTATTAATTATATGGCGGGTCCTGTAACCCGAATAGATGACACTAACATTAGTGTAGTCTATACCGTAAGTACGAGGAGGGTTCGCTGCCAATTGAACGATCTAAGAAGTTATTCTGGTATTTATGCGACTGTGACATCTTTTGCTGGTGTCATTTAAAGATTATTTTCTAAGATATATTAAAAACCGATGGCGATTATATCAAACGACCCAATAACAAATGAATACGGTATGAGTGTGAACAACTGTTATATTCGTGTAGGTAAAAAACTTCTTATTACTGCCATTGTGGTTGATGGTGAAACTATTTATTCAATTCAAACCGATGTAGAGGTATTTTTGAATAAAGAGGCCAAACTAAACTTAAAAGAACCGATGTTGAAAAACCCGATCACTTTTAGCATAGACAAATTAGGAGACAATATATACGAGTTTTTGTATTTTGAAATGAAAAAAACATATCCTAATTACACAGACGACCTATAAATTTTTGTGACGCGATACATTAGTCAGTGATGACCCCCAAGGAAGATTTAGAGGCAAAGCTTCAAGAAATTGATAGACAGCTCCAAACCTTCTTACAAATTGTGTCCCAGTTTGTAAAAAGTTCCAATCGACCTCATATCTAAGCGGGAGAAACATTTTGTTTCGCTCGCCCCACTTAAAAATAAACTCTCCATATAATATAAAATGTCTGGTGGTATCGCCCAACTCGTCGCCGTAGGTGCTCAGGATGTACACCTCGTCGGTCAGCCCGAGGTCAGTTTTTTTAGGTCTACCTACAAGCGCCATACGAATTTTTCCCAAACTGTCGAGCGTCAGGTCATTCAGGGCAACGTCTCGAACAACGGTATGTCCACCGTCCGCTTCGAGCGCAAGGGTGACATGCTCGGCTACGTCTACATCGTTCCCAACACTGGAACTCAAACGACCGCTTACAGCGCCGCGGACTGGCGCACCAAAATTTCCAAGGTGGAGCTTCTAGTGGGAGGTCAGGTCATTGATGAGCAGGATTCCGTCTTCTCCACTCTGATCGCTCCCGCCCTCTCGGCCACCTCCTCTTCTAAGTCCATCTCCGGCAACCTCTTCGGTGGTGCCGGTGACTCTCGGTTCTACCCCCTTCGCTTCTCCTTCTGCGAGAACTGGCAATCCGCCCTTCCCCTCATCTCCCTCCAGTACCACGATGTAGAATTGCGCATCACTTGGGGGACCGCCGCCGCGACTGATAAGTGGGATGTCTACGCCAACTACGCCTACCTCGATACCCAGGAGCGTGAGATGTTCGCCGGTTCGCCCCAGAACATGATCATGACCCAGGTGCAGAAGGCGATCGCTTCCGGTTCCAAGATTCAAGAGATGAATTTCAACCACCCCGTGAAGTACATCGCCTCCGCGGATGCTTCCGACCTCGCCATCCTCGGCAACAGCAACAAGCTCAAGCTCCAGATCAACGGCACTGACGTGGCTGACTACAAGTTCGCCGATCCCCACTTTACCACCGTGCCCCTCTACTACCACTCCTCCAACGGTGACTCGTCCACCGCCAAGAAGCTCTTCTTCTACCCCTTCTGCCTCGATGTTTCGAAGCTCCAACCCACTGGTTCGCTCAACTTTTCTCGCCTCGATTCGGCTCGTATCATCAACGATACCGCGAACTGCGAGAAGGACGTGTACGCTGTGAACTACAACATATTACGCATAGAAAGTGGTATGGGTGGTCTTTTATATTCTAACTAAATAGTACATGTGGAAAGTGTTATTTCTCCTCGCCATCGTTTTTGTATTGACGTACGATCCTACATCCAGGACACTCGAAAAGTTTGTCGGACAGCCCCAGGCGTCCCCTTCCCCAAACAAATCGTGTGAACACGCGCATTACGAAGCCGTCCAATTCGCCCAGTCGCCCTACGAATGTCCTACAGTTGGTAAAACCAAAATGGGTGCGATTGCTTAAAAAGAAAAAGATATTTTCAAGTATAAAATGATTCCCGTCAATCGTGACACGCTCATGATGGTCGCCACGGTCGTATGCGCCATCGGTATCATCTTCCTATTCCGTGAACTCAACAAGACCAAGGAGGAGATGAACTCGTTCAGGTCTTTCTCCGCACAGGTCGTGAAGCATCTCACCGCTCCCCCCGTTGCTCCGGAGCCTGAGCCCAAGCCCGAGCCCAAGCCCGAGCCCGAGCAAAAGAAGGAAGAATAAACATATCGCCTTATTATAACTTGCGAATGCGCAATGAAAAAATACAAGGCGATAGCGGTCCCGGTTAGCTTTGCTGACGGGAAACCGAGATTTCTCACAGTGAGGGATTGGCGGTACAAGGATTGGATTTTTGTCACGGGTGGGTGTCGCCGCCGTGAAATATTCAACCCTTTACGCACGGCTCTCAGAGAACTCGAGGAGGAGACTCGAGGTGTGGTTTCCCTTAAGCAAGGTGAATATACAGAGTTTAAGTTTACAGTCAAAGAGAGTCCCAGTGTGGATCTCGAATATAACGTCTTTATCTTTTTCGTCAACTTTTCGAGATCCGAACAGCAACAACAAATCAAAAAGTTTTACGAAGAAAAGCACAAGATGAATCTCAGGAAAGCCCTAAAACAACCCATCAGAAAAACGTACGACGAAAACGATTACATGAGTTACGACACCCTCGAAGAATTTAATTCACGAAAGCGTTGGAAACTCATCATCGATAATGTTTTGAAAAATCCACATTTTTACGCGTGTATAAGTTCTTTGAATAGAAAAACCTTCTCTATTAAATAATGAAGTCGAAGGCTTTTATTTTACGACAGATCAGTGAACTTCTCGAGAAGAATCGAGGCTATTGTGAACAGGAAGTGACCGAGTGGATCACAGAAAATGAATCGAAGACGGTCTACGAATTATTAACCATCAAAAAAGAATTATCTCAAGGTAAAGAATTTCCAGATGTCTCGACCATGCGTTGGTTTAGAGAATAAAGGCGTAACCAAAGTATGTTTAAGAGTTGGTGTGCGTCTCAAAATTTTACTCATGCAGCCAATCTATCACATGTGCTCATGGACGGTGGTGTCCTCTCCGTGCCATTTGATAAATTGAACGAGTTTCATGAAAGGTACGTGGAAGCGGTGAAACGCGGGGAACGTCTTTACGTCGTCGAACAGAAGAGTGAAAGGTATAACTTCTTTGTGGATATCGATTACAAGGATGAAGAAGCACTCACGCTCGACCAAATTAAGGACATCTGTAAAATCATTTGCGACAAGGTGAAACGACACGGTGGTCGTGATTGTCTCATATCCGTGGCGCCTCCAAAAAAGAGTGGTGACCTCACGAAGACGGGTGTTCATCTGAACTGGCCAGGGTTTGTCGTGGATCAAGCTTCTGCGGTGGCTCTCCGAGACCATATTCTTTTGGCTCTCTCCAAAGCGAACGGATCTGTCGATTGGAATGAAATCATAGATTCATCCGTCTATGGAAACGCAGACAGAAAGACGAAAGGAAGTGGATTTCGAATGCCGTGGTCGTACAAGAGAGTAAAACATGACGCGTGTGGTGGTCAGGGATGTGAGGCCTGTGAAAAGGGGAAGGTGGATCAGGTTGCGTATCTCCCACTCTTCGTCTATCGTCCAGGTCCTCCCCTGAGTGCAATTTTGAACGTCAGCCAGGAACCGTGTCCGGATATTCTTAAGATGGCGGTCGTTCGAACGAATGAACCTCAGGTGACCCACGTGGACCCTCCATCGACCAAAATCAAAGAAGGGACGTTCACGAAGGAACAAACGAAAGATGAGATACATAACGAAAAGGTGAAGGGTATGATTGAAGACTTTATTCGAAAAAATATGGAAGGGCAGGGGAACGCATACGTGTCTAAACTTTTTAAGAAGAAAGACACGTACCTAGTCTCGACCAACTCTAAATATTGTGAAAATCTCAAACGGGAACATGGATCCAATCATGTGTGGTTCATCATCAGCGGACACACGATCCTTCAAAAGTGTTTCTGTCTCTGTGAAACACTCAGGGGACGTCGTGATGGGTTCTGTAAAGACTTTTGCGGTCGACGACACCAACTGACTCCTACCATCATGGATCACTTATACCCCAGGAAGGAAGATCTCAAGAAGTGTCCCGAGATTAAAAAGTTTGTCGAAAAGCCGGCGGTGAATCAATCAGACGTGAAACCCCATATCGAAGCTTTCATTCGAAAGAATATGAACGCTCCAGAAGATGCGCGTGTGGCGAGTATTCGCAGAGAAGGAAATAAATACGTGGCGCTCACGACATCTACGTATTGTGAAACGATCCGGGGACTCCATGGTGATGACGTGGTCATGTCTTACGTGATTGACGGAAATAAGATACAACAAAAGTGTCCTAAATGTAAAAAGAATACGTCCAGAACTCATGGTTTACATGCGACCATCGTAAAACTACTTAAACAGAAGTAACTCATAGAACTTAAATGATTACCCGATCAGGACGCAAGATAAAGAAACCCGAGCTTTTCCAGCCCACGGAGCAGGATCTCGTGGACGATTACTCCCCCGATGAACACGATACTGATTTTGATTCGGAACTCGACACGGAAGATGAATGTTATTCTGATGAGAGCGAAGAGGAGGATGACAGTGACGCCGATGAAAACGGGAATCTCAAGGATTTCATCGTCGACGATGAGAGTGAAAGTGAGGAAGAAGACGCTTAAAAAAAACAAAAACTATATTAGAAAATGGAAACCGACATAGGAAATCCCATCGAATATAACCCCACTATTGAAAAGGAGGAGGAACAGGAGGTGCCTCCCCAGTATTACATGGACTATCCACCACCCCCTCCTCCACCACCACAAAATGAAAAGTTTGATTTATTCGATAAAGTAGACAAATCGACATGGATCCTTTGTTTCGCAGTGTTCCTTTTAGGTTTTTTTATGGGGAAAACCATGCAACCAGTGATCCTCAGGTATACTTGAATAAGGCACAAAAGTACCCGTGTCTCCATATATAGGCTTAATTTTCCCCGTAGTATCTCGCTTTATGAGCTGAGTTGGATACCTCGGGATGATAAACGCATCGTCCGTATCTTCTATGAAACCTGCCGTGGTCGAAGCTTCAGGAACTTTTTTGTTTTTTACATCGAGAGTTGGATTAAAAAACAAAATAAAGAAAGCACTCACCAAAATTATCGTCACGATAATCTTGATCATTTTGTTTATTGTATGTGAATATTATTTACGCTGAGGAAACCTCGGGTTCACCCTCCTCCTTAATCTCCTCCATCTTACCATCAGTCGAAGCCGCTGCCTCGGCCTCGCGCTGCTTACGACGTTCCTCAACCTCAGCGGCGACGATCGCGTCCGCCTCCTTGACGAGCTCCTCCATGGGTGCGTCGGGCTTCTCCTTCTTGAGACGCTCCAGAACCTCGGCGGGGTGAGAGATGGGCGCCTCATCGGGCTTGGTGTAAAACTTAGCGTTATCGTCCCCCGGGGTGATCAACT